AACAGGTGAATATCAACCACGCTGTTTGGGCGGTGATGTTTGGCAAATCTCTACGACATTCACCCAAGTTTTTTACCCTTAATTTAAACCCCTTTAAAGCCCCTTTTTAGGGGCTTTTTTATGCGAGTAAGAAAATGACAATTCAAACAGTAAATCTTGGTTCAGCTCCGACTGGCGCAGGCGGTGATACTTTCCGTTCAACTGGCGCAAAAGTAAATGAAAACTTCACAAATAATACCCATGCAGCTAGTCGTTATGTAGGTACTGCTGCTGGGAATGTGATGGAAGTTGGTGCTTTTGGGATTGGAACAGCAGGTGGCCCGAATACATTCTATTCAAATATTAATATTAGTAATATTCCAACTGGTTGTTATTCAGTTTACCCTACAGCTACAGGATCGCCAGGGGCAGATGGGGCTGGGAACCTGTTCGCTTTTGGTACTGCAAATTATCAAGTCCAACTTCATAAGCAAAATATTCAAAATCGATTGAGTATCCGATTCGGAACTGGCCTAGATTCGTTTACTGGCTGGGGAAGTATCTTAATTAGTGGAATTAATACAACAACAGACTCGAACGGATTTATCAAAGCTGCCTCTCCCGTTGTTAAATTGTTTGCAGATAAAATCGAACCTAACGATGAAGCTGCTGAGCAGAACATTACTTTTGAAAAGCTCGATGTAGGGCACTACTTGCTAAAAGGAACGTCAGGTTTTGCAACGGAAGGTTGGTATATCGAAACGCCAAAAGATGCTAACGGGAACATTCTTTTTGCTGTGATTTATCAGCAGTTAGAAAATAAAGATATTGAAATCAAAACTTTTAAAAAGAAGTTTGATGTTGAGTCTGCTTCAATTATTGCTGATTTGGATAATCCAGTTGATATTTCAACGGGCCGCTGGATCGATATTCGCTTGCAAGAAATTCCTAAACCAGTACCCGAAATGCCAGTGGTGACAGAAAATGACCCTGAATAGTGATTTCCAGAAACTATATGTAGATGGATTAATCCATTTGTATGAACTAGATGCCAGCAGCTTAGGTGCTGGCATCTTGCGTTTCCACGGGCATATAGCTTTTCAAGATTGGGAAAAAATCTACACATCAATAGGTTCCGAAGGGTTGATGGGTGCAGATTCAGGAAGCATTGGAAAGATTTTTGACACCGGTGATCAAAAAGTTTGGAACCGCAATATTATCTGGCAAGGTCAAGTTTTTGAGCCGATGGCCCTGGAAGTGTCTGGGCTTGAAATGCGTTCAGATGGTAAAGCTTCAGCGCCTACTTTGAGCATGGCGAACAACATTAACGGTATCCAGAATGCGGTTTCTGCTTACTGTTTGCAGTTTAAAGACTTTGCTGGGGCTAAGCTTAAAGTAATTACAACACTTGCCAAATATATTGACGCTGAGAACTTTACAGAAGGTAATCCAACTGCTTCCAATGAGTTTAAAGAGCAGCTTTGGTATATCGAGCAAAAAACATCTGAAAACGCCCAGCAAGTAACTTTTGAGCTTTCAAACCCAATCGATTTTGAAGGGTTGAAAATTCCTGTACGTCAAATTACATCATTATGCCATTGGTGCATGATGGGGAAGTATCGCGGCGAAGAGTGTGGTTACACAGGTGTAGCAATGTTCACCGATAAAGATGAGCCTACCAATGATCCAGCTTTAGATCGATGTGGTGGGCGCCTGCGGTCTTGCCGCTTGCGATTTGGTGAAAATAAGCCATTGCCTTTTGGCGGGTTCCCTGCATCAAGTTTATTGTGAGGTTTTATGAATATCTTACTTGGAATAATTTATGGGATGGTAGGGACGCTAATCATTCATTTTCTAAGCTATGCGGTTCACTTTGTCATTCTAAGATTAAGAAAGATTAAAGAGAAAAAAGCTTATTTAATTAAATTTAGCTGCCCTTGTGGTGGGTTTTTTGAACCAACAGGTAAAGTATATCTTACTTATCCAACTCAAAAGCAGCGGAAGTGCACAAAATGTGGAAACTGTAAGGGGTTTTTCTAAATGAAGCTTACAGCAAAACTTAAAAAAGCAATCATGGCCCATGCGGATGAATGCTATCCACACGAGTGCTGTGGGGTGATTATTGATAAGCAATATATTCCTTGTCGCAATATTTCTAAAAACTCTGATCAATTCGAAATCCATCCAGAAGATTTAGCTATAGCAGAAGACCAGGGCGAGATATTAGCGTATGTGCATTCACACCCTGACGGAACTACAAGAGCCTCAGAACTAGACTTAATTCAAATTGAATTACATCAAAAGCCGTGGGTAATTTGTTCATATCCGGATCTGGATTTTCAAGTTTATGAACCATTTGGTTATCGCGCCCCTTTAGTGGGGCGTAATTATTTTCATGGGTGGCAAGATTGCTATGCACTGATTCGTGATTTTTATAGTCGTGAATTGGGCGTAGAACTGATGGATTTCGAGCGTAAAGATGCATGGTGGGAAGATAAAGATCATCCATCACTTTACCTTGAGAATTACGAAAAA